ATTCCCTTCCAGAAGGTAAACATAGACAGATATCCTTAAACCACACGAAACAGGAACTTCACAATGGAACTACGCAAGTACCAATACAGCGCCATCGAACAGCTAAGAGACAGCTTGTCATCTGGCAAGCGCCGCCCAGTGGTCCAGTCGCCGACAGGGTCAGGCAAGACGGTGGTAGCCGCAGCGATTATCAACATGGCTAGGGACAAAGGAAAGCGCGTCCTGTTCTGCGTCCCTGCCCTGACGTTGATCGACCAGACGGTGGATCGTTTCCGCCAGAACGGTATCTTCGAAATTGGCGTCATGCAGGGCCAGCACGAGATGACGGACTATGCCCAGCCCGTGCAAGTCTGTTCCATCCAGACGCTGGCCCGCCGGGAGATCCCTAAGGCGGATCTGGTCATCATCGATGAGGCCCATGTCATGTTCAAGTTGTACGATGACTGGATGCGCCGCCCTGAGTGGCAGAAGGTTCCCTTCATTGGCCTGACGGCTACCCCTTGGTCGAAGGGCATGGGCGCTCCAGGGCGGTGGGATGACCTGATCATTGGCTCGACGCTGGATGAACTGATCGAGATGGGCCACCTGTCCAAGTTCCGGGTCTTCGCCCCTGCCCATCCAGATCTGACTGGCATCAAGACTATCGCCGGGGACTATGACATCAAAGGGCTGGGCAACGCCATGGACAAAGCGCCCTTGGTCGCCGACATCGTATCGACTTGGCTGGAAAGAGGTGAGAACCGTGCAACAATTTGCTTTGCTGTAAATCGGGTGCATGCCAAGCACATACAGACGCAGTTCATCGACGCTGGTGTGTCGGCTGAGTACATGGACGCCTACACGGATCTGGAAGACAGGTCTGACATCATCAGGCGCTTTGAGAACGGTGACGTTCAGGTGATCTGCAATGTCGGTGTCCTCACCACTGGGTTCGACAGCGATGTGCGTTGCATCGTCTTGGCTAGGCCTACCAAGTCAGAGATCCTGTACGTGCAGATGATTGGTAGGGGACTCCGGACGGCTGACGGCAAGGATGACTGCCTGATCTTGGATCACAGCGACACAACCCTGCGGCTGGGCTTCGTTACCGACATTGGCACAGACAAGCTGCATGATGGCACAGCCAACCGTCAGGCTGTCGAGAAGAAGGCACCCCTGCCAAAGGAATGCCCGTCCTGTTCCTTCTTGAAGCCGCCCAAGTCACGCAAGTGCCCTGCCTGCGGGTTCGAAGCTGTCGCCAAGTCTGAGGTTCAGAACGAAGACGGCGAACTGCGGGAGATCACACGCGCCAAGAAGGTCAAGGGCAGCCAGTATACCATGGTTGATAAGCAGCGGTGGTATTCCCAGCTTGTCCTCCATGCAGAGCTTCGCGGCTACAAAAAGGGCTGGAGCTACTGGGCCTATAAGGACAAGTTTGGCGTAGGGCCAGATTCAACCATCTTTCACATCCCAGCCACAGGGATCTTGCCCGAAGTTCAAAGCTGGATCACAGCCAGAAACATTCGCAAAGCTAAATCAAGGGAGAAGGCAGCATGACCAATATCGAACCTGATGAAGATGGTAATTACACTGAACAGCAATGGGACAATCTGCCTGTAGCGAAAAGAATGCGCCTGTGCGCGTCTGGAGAGTATGAAATCCAACGCAGCGACATGACTGATGCAGCAAACTACATCAAGAAGCTAGAAACGTCTCTAAAGAATGCAAAATCAAATACTCAAAAACAAGGGATAACGCTTACAGACATAATTCGACACAAGGGTGATCGCATCGAGAAGTTGGAGGCGGCGCTGCAAGAAATCATCGAGCTTGACCCGCTGCGGCCAGCGTTCAACTGCCAAAGCATCGCCCGCAAAGCACTGGAGGGGAAAGATGACTAATCCAGCACAATGCCACTGTGGCTCCATCAGTTGGGAACGCAGGATCGAAGAGAGCCGGTTCATCTGCGCCAGTTGCAAGCGCCCATTATGGCAGCCAATGGAGACTGCCCCTAAGGACGGGCGCACAATCCTTGTCTACGGTCACTGGGCCGTTGACAACAGCGTCCCTGACATCGCTTTCGCCTATTGGGACGATGACGCAAGGTTTTGGATCTTCGACGCCGAAGAGATGCTGACCATGCTCTACTGGATGCCCTTACCAGATAGGCCAAGGGCATGAGCGCATATTACAATGAAATAGATCCCTATGCCGCCGAATGGCTGAGAAATCTAATCAAGAAAGGACTTATTGAAGATGGCGAAGTTGACACAAGATCAATTGTCGATGTTGCCCCTGATGACCTCAATGGATTCGTCCAGTGTCACTTCTTCGCCGGGATTGGTGGATGGTCTCACGCCCTCCGTCTTGCCAGATGGCCTGGCAATAAATCCATTTGGACAGGAAGTTGCCCATGTCAGCCGTTCTCTGCGGCAGGCAAAAGAGCCGGTGAAAACGATTCAAGGCATTTGTGGCCGCACCTCCATCGTCTCATCAGTTCCTGTAGGCCATCTATCGTTATGGGAGAACAGGTTGCGGGAACGGCTGGCTACCGTTGGCTCGACGGAGTGCGCGCTGATTTGGCGACAGAAGGCTACGCCAGCCGGGGAGTTGATATCCCGGCTTGCGCGATGGACGCCCCCCATCTCAGATCCAGGATCTACTGGGTTGCTAGCAACATGGCCGACACCAAGGGCATCAGACCTGAAGAATGGGAACGGCAAGACAGGCGACAGGAATTTCAAAGCTGCGGCGAAGGCTGGCTGGACATTGCCAGAAATGGCTCGTTCTGGTCCGACCATATTTGGCTCAATGGAGCAGATGGGAAGATCAGGCGCTCTAAATCCGGCCTTCCCCTGTTGGCTCATGGGGTTTCCGGAAGAATGGGAAAGCTGCGCGCCTACGGCAATGCCATCGTCCCGCAAGTCGCTGCGGAAGTAATCAAGGCATTCATGGAAACGCATTGGGGAGAGCAATGAGCGAAGCGCGTGACATAGCTAGAGGGCACTGGAAGGATCTACTGCCAGCCCTGGGGATCGATGCCAAGTTCCTGCAAAACCGTCACGGTCCATGCCCTATCTGTGGTGGGGATGACAGGTTCCGCTGGGACAACCGGGAAGATGGCGGGAGCTTCATCTGCAACCATTGCGGCGCAGGGGACGGCTTCAGCCTTGCTGGCAGGGTGACCGGCTTACCTTTTAACGAACTTGCCGAAAGGGTCAGACAGATGCTTGGGCATAACAATGACACAAAGGGTATGGGGATTGATTTGGAGGAGATCCGAAATAGAACAGCTATGGAGCGAGCCTGGGGAGCCGCCCGCAGCCCTTCCTTGGAGGGGCCGGTAGCCACCTACCTGAGGAACAGAGTGGGCTGCCTATGGCCTTCTTTGTCGATCCGTGAGGCATTCTACGGGCGGCATGCCGGGATGGTCTGCGTCGTCATAGACCATACTGGCACTAAGTCAGTGAATGTTCACACCACCTTACTGAACAAAGATGGCACCAAGGCTGACGTTGAGAAGCCCAAGATGGTCATGCCGGGGAAGCTACCTGACGGCTGCGCCATTCGACTTGGCCCAATCAAGACCGTGATGGGCGTTGCGGAGGGGATCGAGACCGCTATATCGGCTGCGATCATGTATGACATGCCTGTCTGGGCTTGCATAAACGGGACGCTCCTATCCAAGTGGATACCACCGGAGCGGGTGGAGCATGTCACTGTTTTTGCTGACAATGATGTTAACTACACCGGCCAAGCTAAAGCATATCACCTAGCGAACCGGCTGGAGGTTCAGCACAAGCGCAGGACCTCTGTACTGATTCCTCCAGTGCCGGGGCAGGACTGGAATGACTTCTGGCATGAAGAACATGGGGAGGGAAATTTACCAAAAACACACTCCCAAAGATTGCCGGGTTTCCTCCGGTTGGTGAAATAACTCCGACAATCTTCGACAAACTCCGACAGGTCGCCAATTCGCCGCCAATTACCGGCGAATTGGCGATTTTATTTTGCCTGCAATATCAAACACTTAGCTAGGATAAATCGCCAGGTAAATAAATGGCGGCGATTTATTTCCGGAAACAAAGACGGGACCGGAGGAGTCAATCCCGGTCCCGTCCAACAGGCGCAACGCACAACCAAATACGCCTGCTATGCCTTAGGCTTCCTCATCCGTGAGGCGCGAGAGGCCAGATCTGGGTCCAGTGTGAACGACCGGGGGCGCTTAGTCTTGCCGCCCTTGGAACCGGCCTTGGCAGCCAGACCGGCTTTGGCAGAGAAGGCGCGCTTCTCTGCGGGAACCGACTTGCCCCCCAGCGTAGCGATCTCTTTGCGCCTCTCAGGCGATATGGCTGCGAAGCCTTGGGGTTTCTTTACTTTTTCAGTCATCCTAATTCCCCTTCACTTTGGCGATCAGATCCTTGGCCGACTCCAAGAACCCATGACCGGATTCAATTGCAGACCTATCGGCATACGCTGACGCGAACAGATAGAGGCGCTCACACATCTCCAGAAGCTCTGGGGCTGCGCCAAGCAGGCGGGCGGTCTGTTCTGGTTTTTCACGGTTTAGGTATGGAGAACCGCAGCACCCGCACCCACCAAGAACCATTTCGTCTTTAGCGTCGATGATGCAGAAGTCATCACCATCTTCGTCCATGCTGTAAGTCCAAGGTCCATTCGCGATCATCTCACTTCTCCCCCATCGATATATTCCCATCGACCATCTTCTTTCTGAACCCGCATTTCAGACATGTCGATGTCGGTGTCCATAACAGTTATCAGGTCGTCATAATCATCAACGCCCATCGTCGCCACCAAATCATGTGCTTGGTCAGGATTGTCGGCATCTACAAAGTAGACAACCATTTTGCGTTGTGTTTCATAAACTGCATATCTTGGCATCTCAGCACCCCTTCGCGTTGCACATGACAGCGATGGATTCGTCTATCACCGCCTGTAGTTTGTCCATGTAGTCCTGACCAGTCAGGTTTGAGAACCTAGCCAGTGCTATCTTCTCCAGCGCCGCCAGCATGTCAGGCGCAGCCAGTAGGATGTTCAGATTGTTTTGGGTTCGGTGCGTCATGACCCGACAGACCGAAACGTCCTT